GCGGAGCAACAATTGGTTGTTATTTGGCTGGCGTAGCCGGGCCTACGGCCGCATTTACCGGCGACATGAATATCGGGGCTGATATAGGCATTGCGCAAAGCAACGGCCTAAATCTACTAAACGGCAACATCACCAACGCCATTATCTGGAACCGCCCACTCTCCGCTGCCGATAACGCTCTACTCAACGCGAGTACGTTCTAATGCGCTTTCTCATCCTCGCGCTTGCGCTTTCATCCTGCGCAACGCCTACGGTTACTGATGTAATCGTAAACGGACTGGAAATACGAGAACACATAGATAGCCAAAATAATCCATGTTATCCGGCGCAAGGCTGTTATGTCTTTAACGATGGCAAGCATCACGTCTTTTACTCGTCTAATTCGCCAGAATGGCTAATCACACATGAAAGATGCCATGCCCTCGGCATGAGGCATGAGCCGTGGATAAGGCTTGGCAATTCCCAATACGCAAAGATTACCGCGTCAGGATGCCATTACAGGGTTATGCAAACTATTGTAATCCGCGACGGCATACAAAGAGAATTTATTATCAAATAATTAAAGATACTTGTATTCATTGGCGAAAGTAGTATAGTAAGCACTTACTAACGTCTCGGCCCGTTGACCGTGTGTCTTAGGACAAATATGACTGATACCTTTGAAGTTCCTGAAGTAGAGACCCCGGTTACTCCAGAATCCGGCGCTCCTGAAGTTCCACCTGCGGAACCAGCGGAAGAAGTAGAAAAGCAGGCTGAAGAAGAACGCACTTTTACTCGTCAAGAGCATGAGGCGGCAATTCAGGCGGCAAAAGGCAAGTTAGAGCGAAGATACGAACGCGAGTACCAACGGAAGTTAGAGGTTGAAAACGCTGCATTACGTCAGCAATTCGCCCCTAAACCTGTTGAGCCTGCGGGTAAGCCGGTAAGAGATAGTTTTAATGGCGATGATATTGCTTATGTCGAGGCGCTAACCGAATGGAAAGCAACTCAGTTTATTGAGCAACGTGAGCGCCAATGGCAAGAGCAGTCCCAAGCTAGATCGCATGAACAGTCGGTGCGTGAGACTTCAAGAAGTTTCAACGAACGCGCCAATGAAATGCGAAGGACGAATCCAGATTTTGACGAGTTGATTTTTCGTGAAGATCTGCAAGTCACAGACGCTATGGGTAGGGTAATTGCCATCTCTGAAAACGGACCTCGCTTGGCGCTTTATCTGGCGAAAAATCCAGACGAAGCTGCCCGCATCGCAAACAAGCATCCTGACTTGGCTGGATTAGAACTTGGAAGGCTGGAGGCAAAGATTATGTCAACAGCCGCAAAACTTACTTCATCTGCACCTGCACCAACCAAGCCAAGCNTAAGCTCCAAATCTTTTGTGGCAGACCTCGAAANAATGAGTNNNGAGGACTACGANAANNCCAGAGCAAAGCAGGGCGCACGTTGGGCTAGGTAAAAAGGAACCGCAATGGCAAATACATTAGTAACCAGCACTATCGTAGCAAAAGAAGGTCTGGCCATTCTCAAAAACATGTTGTCGTTCTCGAAAAACGTCAACCGTGATTGGCAGGACGAATTTTCCTCGAACATGAGTCGCGGCTATGCCCCAGGCACCACGATTCAAATTAAACGCCCTCCGCGTTATTTCTACCGCGCCGGTACTGTTGCCGCACCGCAAACTACTGTTGAGACTACCGTCCCGCTGACACTCTCGGCTGGTGGTTGCGACATTCGNTTCTCTACCTTGGAACGCACTTTGTCGTTGACCAAGCTGGAAGAAAAGATTCGCGCAGCAATGGCCCCTGTTGCCAATGAGATTGATCGTCAAGGGTGCCAGTTGGCTCGCTTCTCGACATTCAACCTCATCAATGCTGCCGGTGCCTTGCCGACGACTCAAGCCCTTGCAATTCAAGCGATGACAGATACCAACGCTCGCTTGGACAACATGGGAACCCCGGTCGGTGACGGTCAACGCGCTTTCATTATGAATCCGCGCCTAAACGGCGCAATGATTCAAGGCTACGCAGGCTTGTTTAATAGCCAATCGAAAGTTGCTGGTCAATACTCAACGGGATACATGCAGGACTCGTTCGGCTTGTCTCCAGCAATGACGCAAAACATTGACGTTCACACCAACGGCGCAGCTACCGCAACAAACGTCAACGGTGCCGGTCAAACTGGCTCGACGATCACTGTTAACGCAATCACTGGCGGTACATTGGCTCGTGGCACGATTATCAATTGGCCGGGTGTCTTTGCGGTTAACCCGCAAACCCGTGTCTTTGCGGTTAACCCGCAAACCCGTACCACGACTGGCGAACTTGCCGACTTCGTTGTAACGGCTGATGCTCTTCTCAACGCGACTTCGATCTCGGTTAGCCCTGCACTTACCGTTACCGGCGCTTTCCAGAACGTAACCGCTTCGCCCACGACCGCCGCCGCTTACACGATTCGCGGTGCGGCTTCTACGGCCTACGCTACTAACGTCGCGTTCCACAAGGATGCGTTTACCTTGGCTATGGTGCCGATGCTGGCTCCGCCTGAAAACATGGGCGCTCTCGTGTCTCGCCAATCGTCTGATGGTTTTAACATGAAGGTAACGCAATACTACGACGGCGCGAATGACGTATGCAACATGCGTATCGACGTGCTGTTTGGCTGGGCTGCTACATACCCAGAACTTTCATCTAAATACTACACAGTCTAAGGAGCTACCATGAGCGTTACACTTCTCCGCAATTACGGCAGTCTTGCANCNGGCGTAGTAGTCACCCTGGCAGATTCCACTGAGTCTGCATTGATCGCACAAGGGCTGGCAACGGCATCTCTTGCGACCTCGCAACCTTCGCTGGCATTTAACCCGGTCTCATTTATCAACCAAGCGGGCAACATTGCTTTGGCAAACCCAACCGGGCAAACCGCCTTCACTTCTACAACGATGCAAGGCCCGTCGATTCTGCCAAACATCTCTCTGGGCGGCGGCGCACTTACTGCGGCAGGCACTTCAACTACGCACGTTGCAGGTACTTTGAATATCTCTGAGATTTTCGTTCCACACTGGAATACGTGGAAAGGTATTTCCGTCCTGAATGGCGCGACTGTCGGTACTGACAATATGTTGGTCGCGCTATACGGCTCGACTGGCGTTCTACTGGCTAACTCCGCAGTTGCCGGTACTTTGTCGGCTGGTGCCTCGACGTTCCAAGCACGTGACTTCCTGATTCCGGCGACATTGCCGCCAGGCCGTTACTTCATCGGTGTTCAGTCTAACGGAACGACCGCAACCAGTAATCGTCTTGTTGCTGCCAACGGCGTTAATGTGTTGACTGCATCGAGCGTTGGCGTGTTTGGTACTGTGCCAGCAACGATTACTGTTCCAACGACCTTTACTACCGCAGTTGGGTGTGTAGCACAGTTGTACACAGCGTAATAAAACGGGGCGGGGAGACTCGCCCCAATCGGGGGAAGTATGGCGACTGTTCAGAATATCATCGACCGCGCCATGCGGTTAATAAACCAACTAAACCCCGGCACTTCAGCAAACGCAACAGAATCCGCTGATGCCTTAGTCTCTCTAAACGCCATGTATGGAAAGTGGCGCAATGAGGGACTTACTGCATTTGCAAAGCAAGCCCAAGCCATTCCGCTAGTTGCTGGCAATCAGACGCGCACCATTGGGCCGACAGGAAACCTTGTCACTACGCGACCGACTGAGATTGGTTCGGCGTATGTCGTCATTAACGGCTTGAGCTACGAGGTACAGCAAATCACGGCTGGGGAATACGCCATGATTTCATTAAAAGACTTGACTGGCGCATGGCCGTTTCAATTCTACTATCAGCCAAACATGCCGGACGGGACGATCTTCCTCTGGCCTGTACCAAGCGCTGCATCTACGTTGTTTGTGGTCAACAATCAGCCTTTGCTGGAGTTTGCGACGGTTTCTGACGTGCTTTCCGTTCCTCCGGGCATGGAAGAGGCGATGGCAACTAACCTCGCTATTTCGATTTCACCTGAATACGGTTATCAAGTAACGCCAGTCTTAATGAAGATGGCCGCTGACTCGCTTAGAGTCTTAAAGCGGACGAACAACAAAACCCCGCGAGTGTATTTTGACCAGTCTTTATATGGTTATCGTGGCGGCGTTCCATACTACCCACCTTATCCATGAGACTACCGCTTGGCGTAAGCCTAGAATCCCGCAACGGCCTTGTCACTAAGGACGCCAAGGTTTTGAATGCCCTTATCGAAGTGGATGGAGATGAAAGTTCCATCTATAAACGTCCGGGCAACCAAGACTTAGGGTTGATTCGCGCAGGTACGGCTCAACTTTTGACCTATTGGAATGGGTTAAAAGCGATCATTGGCGATCATTTCAACACTACTGGTTCAACGACTTCGGCGGTAACACTAATCCCCTCTGTTACATGGACAAAGTACACCACTGCTATGCCCGTAGCCGATATTTGGATTATTTGTTATGGCGGCGGTAGATATGTAGCTATTGGACAAGCGGGCAACACCGCTTATTCAACAGATGGAATAACGTGGACTGCTGGCGCTTCGACTACGGCAAGAACGTGGACTTATCTCGCCTACAACGGCACCGCCTTTTGTGCGGCGACCGGCGCTGTCACTACCGCAACAGCGGTATCAACAGACGGCGGATTAACTTGGAGCGAGGCTTTGGGCCGCTTTCCATCATCAAGCTATTGGGGAGTCGCCTCCAACGGAGCAGGCTTGTTTGTATCCCCGCGATCTACAAGCTCAGATGTTGCCACCTCTCCAGACGGAATTACTTGGACAGTAAGAGCGTTGCCCTCGGTGGCTCAGTGGGCAAACCCAGCCTGGAACGGAACCGTTTTTTGCGTTACCGAATGGAGCAGTGCTGGTGGAAAAGCGGCAACCTCAACGGATGGGATAACTTGGACCGCAAGAACCCTTTCTGTAACAAGCGATAGAAACGTAACAATCGGGGCAAATAGCACACTAATTTCTACGCAAAGAAGCGCAGCGGGGACAATTGCATCAGTTTCTACTGATAACGGGGCTACTTGGGCAAACTCAACGCTACCTTCGTCGGCCTTGTGGGCTACTGGAACTTATGGGCCATGCTTCTTTCTTATGGCGGGGAACGTAAGCCCTTCTACGGCAGGAGCCTTGTCAATAGACGGTGTAACTTGGTTCGCAACAACTGTAACAGCGTCTGGGCTTTTTGTTAGTGGCGACACGACTTCAGCCGCATCAAATGGCACGAACTTTGTGTTAGTGGGCCAATTATCAGGCGGTGGCAATACGCGCATTGTAAATATAGGCTCAGGCTACACAACCGCGCCATCGGTCACATCTACCAACCTATCCCCCGCAACTGCAGGACTTCAATTCTCTGCACAAGACAACGGAAGCAACGCAAACACGCAATATCTGATGATTAAGAACGCAGCGCAAGCGTGGTCGCTGACCAATGCAAGCGGCGCGACGCCTTCACTGATATCGGATGTGGATTATCCCGGCACCTACTCCGTTACGCTCACGTCTTTAACCCGTTCTGGTACGGTTGCAACCGCCACTACGCCTTCAAATACAAATTTCCAAGTGGGCAGCACGGTAACGATTGCAGGAGCGACTCCTAGCGCTTACAACGGGGCGCAAGTCATTACAGCGGTGACGCCTGAAAGCGAAATTAGTATAGGCCCAATAGAGATAACTTCGATCACGCGAAGCGGCACAACCGCAACAGTAATAACCAAAGGGAACCACGGTTTTGCAAACGGTTCGTCTATAACCATTTCTGGCGCTACTGAGTCGGCATGGAACGGGGCGTATGCAATCGCTTGGGTAAGCGCAACCAGTTTCACATATACCGTTACCGTTGTTGGTACAAACTCATCAACAACCACTTACACCGCCTTGAGTTCACCGGCAACGGGAACGATAACCGCAACCTGCCCAAACTTCCCATTAATAAGCGTAGTTTTAACAGATGCAGGCGCTACGGGTTCGGTAAGCGGATTCATACAGGTGGGTACTAGCGCCCCTTTTGTTTCTGGGCAAGTTATAAACATTTCGAATATAAGCGTACCTATTTCGCAACAGGCGTCAGCAACAGGTTCAAAAACACTCACCGCAGTAGGAACTGACTCGCTCGGCAGGCAGACATTTACATATACCACGGCTGCTGGTGTGTATCTAAACAACATCGCTACAGCAAAAATTACATTGCCCACAGTTACATCGGTAACTTCCGCTGGAAATGTGGCAACAATTACCTTTGCAGGCGCTCATAACATGGAAAATGGATTCTTCATATCCGTTTATGGAGCTAGCCCTAGCAACTACACTACTAGTTCTGTAATTAGAGTTATATCATCTACGGTGGTGACATACGCGGTGGAATTGACGGCCAGCACAGCGACACAAATATCTACGCCAATAAGTCCCGCTGCGGGTTCGTTAAGCGCTTTATATAACCTCGTAACTGGCGCATCCTTCACATTCACCATTACTGGCAGTCCTGCTACGCCCGCAACAGGAACCATAACCGCAACTGGCGGTAGAAACACCGTTCGAGGCATCGTTTACTTGGATGGTTACTTTTGCGTGATGGATATCTATGGTGTGATTTACAACTCCGCACAGGATGACCCTCGCACTTGGAACGCTCTCGAATTTACGACCGCTGATAGCGAATCAGGGGCTGGAAAGTGTTTAGTTAAGTCTCAAAACTTTGCAATGGCGCTCAAGGAGTGGTCAACAGAGGCTTTCTATCGCAACCCTGATAACGTGATTGGCTCTGTTCTCTCTAAAGTCTCAAACGGATTTACGCAAGTAGGCTGCGCAGATGGTGACTCGGTAGCACTCCTTGAAGGCTCTATTATTTGGATGGCGCAAACCAGGGCAGAAGGGCGCTCTATCTACATCATGCAAGGCACGCAACAACAGAAAATAAGCACTGATGACGTAGATAGAATCCTCAAACGTGATGACTTAGCCAATGTGCGTTCTTACGGCTTGGCTATCAACGGGCATAGCCTCTACATACTCAGTCTTTACACGTCCAATATCACGCTGGTTTACGATATGACCTCTAAGGTGTGGGGGCAATGGTCAAGCCTTACTATCGGCGCACAGTCATCAGTCTCGTCGATCACGCTTGTTGGAACTACCGCGACCGTTACTGATACCGCGCACGGCTTATCTGACGGCGACCCGGTAAAGATTTCCGGCGCTAATCAATCTGGATACAACGGCATTTGGCCGATAACGTATGTCTCGGCAAACGTATTCACGATTGAAGTCGCGGCGGGATTAACGACGCCCGCAACGGGGACGATACTCGCTTTCCCATACACTGAAAGTTACGATAAGTTTTCACATTTCGCCAACGCGCTTGGCCGGTACATGACGTTGCATACCAGCGATGGCCGATTGTACGAAATGCTGTCTACTTTGTACCAAGATGCGGGCATACCGATTTCGACGCTAGTTAGAACAGTAAGGCTCGATGGCGGCAGTTTGGAGGAAAAGCAAATGTCTAAGGCGTCTTTAGTTGCCGACTCTGTTGCTGATGTGGCAATCATTCGATGGTCTGATGACGACTGCACTACTTATTGCGCTTATCGTCCGTTAAACTTGATTGAAGATAGGCCGAACGTAAGGCGATCAAAGAGTTTTAGGCGCAGAACAATTGAAGTGAAACACATAGGCAACAATCCTTTTCACGCAAAGAATTTAGAGATAGAGGTTTAATATGCCCGGATTCGGATATAACGTACGCGATGCTTACAGTGGTTCTGCAAAGCCCCAGCTTGATATGTGGGGACGCAATCAACAGACCATGATTGGCGGGCAGACCATGCAAAACAAGGACAGCCCTGATGTTGCTTATGGCAAAGATAGGATTAACAAACTGGCCGAATTGATGGGCTATTACAACTCTCAGGACACAGGCGGCAGGGGTACTCAGGTCGCCATGGGAAACCCAATTCTTGAGAAGATGTTGCAACGCAGTGAAGCAAGAACGGCAGAGAAAAACGCGCTCGCCAATGCGCCGCAGTATTTTGACCAACAACCAAGCCAACAATTTCAACCGCAAGCATATCAACCGCCAAGCTACACCAGCGGCCAACAAATGCCGCAACAAATGCAACAAAACGATATGGGCGACAATATCAACAACTACCTTCGAAAATTGATGCAGGGTGGTGACAGTGGGTTTAATCGCTCAAATATGGGAACTCAAGGAACGCGAGGCTAACATGGCTAATCCATATACCAATCAGTTAAACAACATGCTGACTAACCCAGGCTCCTTTCAAGGTACGCCGGGTTATCAATTTGCACGCAATCAAGGGCTGCAAGCTACGGAGAGAAGCAACTCTGGTGGACGCAACTCAGGCAACGCTTTGGCTGCTTTGGCTCAATATGGGACCGGCCTTGCCTCACAAGACTATGGTAATCAAGTTGATCGTCTTGGCAGGCTTCAAGGGCAACAGAACCAATTCGAACTTGGCACAGAGCAAAACAGGCTATCGGGTGTTAGGGACGCCAATGCGTTTTCACTCGGTCAGGGGCAGAACGCGAACGCCGCCAATCGCAATGCAAACGACTTCGCGCTAGGAAACCGGACCGCTGGCATCAACGAGACCCGCAATGCAAACGACTTCGCGTTAGGCCAAGGCCAGTTGTCTAACGCCGCCAATCGCAATGCCAATGACTTTAATTTAGGCATGGGTCAAAACGCCAACAATGCAAGCCGCAATGCAAATGACTTTACTTTGGGTATGGGGCAGAACGCGAATACGGCAACCCGTAACGCTAATGATGCGCAAAACAACTTGTGGAGCGCGAGCAACAACGCCAACCGAAACGCCAATGACTTCAATTTGGGCCAAGGGCAAAACGCGAATCAGGCGCAGGCTAACGCTAACAACGCCCAAAACAACTTTTGGAGCGCGAACAACAACGCCAATCGAAACGCCAATGACTACTCTGTGAACATGGGTCAAAACGCCAACAATGCAAGCAGAAACGCCAATGACTTCAATTTGGGCATGGGCAGAAACGCCAATGACGCACAGCAGTCCGCTAACCAATTCGGATTAGGCATGTTCAACGCAAATAACACGTTTCAAAATCAGAGAGACCAGAACGCGAACACTTATCAAAACAACTTGCTTAACTACGATATAAATCGTGGGCAGAATGCAAACCAGGCATCGTTAAACGCTAACAACTTCAACTTGGGTCAAGGTAGAAACTCTACGGACTTTTTCAACGCACAGACCAATCGTGGCAATGCTCAGAATGATTTTTGGTTACGCAGCCAAGCAAACGCTAGGGCGTGGGGCCAACAAGGAGGCGGTTAATGAACCTAAACAACCCATCGCAAGACGAGCTTAACTACCTTCGTCGGCTAATGGCAAGCGGGCAGATTTCGCCAGAAAATATGAGCCAAATGTCCGGCTCTTTTGGGGCGGAACAAATGCCGCAACAGATGCCAGAACAGTTTGAACAACCGCGCCCACAGAACGCGCTTNCGCAGATGGCTATTGCTGGCAATGGCTTTCAAGACCTGCANCGAGGACAAGGCGTCGTCCAACAGGGAAACAATGCGCCTATCTACATCAACAGCCAAACCCCGCAGAATCAAGGNCCACAAAAGGATATGACGCGCCCGATTGAGATTGCAGGGCAAGGAAAGGGNTATTACTCCGCAGATGGAAAGTCAGCAATATTTGACAATCAAGACGGTAGCCAAAGGTCATTAATGCTTGGCTATAACAGAGGCGCTACGCAAGCNAATCAAGACCGCCAGATGAAGATTGCCAAGTTTGAATCTGACCAGCAAGAATCAAGGGGTAAGGTCGCACTGGATGCTGAAAGACTCCGCCAGGCGGGATTGTCTGCTGGGCCTGAAAAACCAACGTATGACAGCACTCGCGGCGGCTTCGCTTCATTCCAAAACGGTAAGGCTCTTTTCACTCCGCTACCGAATGACCCTAACAAATCCGACACAACTGCGGATATGGGGTTGCCGCGCCCATCTGTAACGCCGTGGTCCAATCAGTCTAACGAGAGAGATGCGAACAGAGTCAAATCCTCGGAATTAATGCGCGGCTCAAAGGAGATTGAAAAAGACGCCGACGCTGCAAAGTCAGAGGCATCGGTCGCGCAAGAGGCGCGGCGATTTATGGCGCTAAACGCCACGAATGAGACTGGCGGCATTGCAGACCAATTTGCAATTGGCAGGGGAGTGCAAGGGCTTAGCGGCA